GCGATCGCGGGCGACAGCCTGATCTCGGCCGCCAGGCGCAGCCGGTCGCAGGGCTCGCGGTGGATCGCGGGCCGCGGGTACGGCGACTGATGCCGTACGCCCAGCAGGAGAAGGTCGCGGACCGCCTTGGGCAGGACGTCCGCAAGATGCAGCGCGATCGCGTGGAGAAGCCGGCCAGCGCAATGATCGTCGATAGCTGGCACCAGGTGCAGTCCGACATCGCCACGCACGCCCGCGGGGTGTGGGGCCAGCACGCCGCGGTCGACGGCGTCGCCTACGCCGAAGGCGCCAAGGTACGGATCGCCCAGTTCATGGACCGCCAGCTCGCGACCTTCCGGACCGAAGCGGTCCGCGTCCTGCACACGGCCAAGCGGCACGCGCACGACCAGCAGTACCTCTCGGCGTGCTGGATACTCGACCAGGTGACGCCGCCCAACGTGAAGATCAGGCCACGGCGGGAGATCCACGAGCGGTGGCAGAAGGCCAAGCTCGGGGAGGCGTGGGCCGACCAGCCGATCGAGAACGCTCCGACCGACGAAGCCGCGCCCGCGAACCGCCTCGAGGGATGGCTCAAGGCGTGGCAGTACGCGGCGCTCGCGGGGCTCACGCTCGCCGGCGTCCAGGGTGACGACGACTCCGAGATCGCGGCGCGCATCGAAGCCGCTACCGCCGACGGCCGGGACATCGCCGACGTCCTCGGCCGGCTGGTGCAGAGCGAGGTCCAGCTCAGCATCGACGAGGGCGACCAGCTCGCAGCCGACGAGTTCGAGGACTACATCGAGGACCGGGTGTGGCAGACGATGGAGGACGAGCACGTGTGCGACGTCTGCGAAGAGAACGCAGGCCGTAGCGTGGACGACGTCGGCGACGAGCCCCCCGCGCACCCCTGGTGCCGGTGCTGGCTGCGGATCATTCCGCGCGACTGGCAAAGCCTGCTCGACCGTCCGATCGCCCGGCTGGCGCCCGGCAGCATGGCGTTCCGGGATCCGTCCACCGGGGACGTCGTGGGCTACGTCACCGTGGAGTTTGACAAGTGGGAAAGGTCGGTGAGAGACTAGCCCCGATGGCCGGAGCGGACGTCATCGCCAACAAGCCCGACGGGATCGTAACCACTGCGACCGGCGTCGAGGCCCGCTCCAAACCCGTCGCGGTCATGACCCTCCCTCCCCCGCTCGATCCCGAGATGGTCCAGCAGCTCTTCCGCGAGTACGACCCCGACCCCAAGCCCGACCAGTCGTACACGGTCGAGGCCCACTACAACGCCGCGATCGCGAAGCGCTGGGCAGACGAGAAGCACACGGTCGAGAACCCGATCAGCGGCACGGTGATCACCGCGCGCGCGAACCGGCGCATCCAGCCCGTGAGGTTCGCGGGCTGGCCCAAGCTCAACGAGATACAGCAGCGCCCGACGTTCAGGGCGCAGAAGCTGCGCGAGACGCACGGCGTCTACGTCGATCCCATGCGGCTGCGGGAAGACGAGAGCGGGTTCGACCCGTTCGCCCTCGGGGCAGGAGGCGCGCCCGGGGCTACCGCGCCGGTCAATGACGAGTGGCACCCGCTCCTGCTCGGTCCGTTCTCGCGCAACCTCTACCTCTACGACTTCCTCGACCAGGCATCGAAGGCGTACGAGGGCTACAACCATAACCCGATCCTGAAGTCGGCGATCAACGTCCGGGTGGCGTTCATCATGGGCGACGGCCCCAAGCTCGTGTTCGCGAACCCGGCGTGCCAGGCGATCTGGGACAACTGGGTCCTGACCGTCGAGCTGTACGGCGCGAGCTGGCACGACAAGCTGCGGATGTTCTACAAGGACGTGGAGGTGATCGGGGAGTCGTTCATCTACGCCCCGATCATCGCCGAGACCGGCTACCCCGCGTTCAAGTACTGGGACGCGTCCACGGTGTGGGAGATCGTGACCGATCCGCGGGACATAGAGAACGTCTACTACGCGTACCGGCAGTTCATCACCCAGTGGCAGCTCCCGCTCGCCGCGGCGAATGCTCCCGTGGACGACAAGCGGATCCCGGTGACCGAGTACGTGATCGAGCAGGTGACGCCCGACTGCTGGCTGCACGTGAAGGCCAACGCGACCATCGGGGAGAAGCGCGGGCGCTCGGACCTGTTCTCGGTCCTCGGGTGGGGGAAGCGGTTCAAGGACTGGATGACGGCCGCCGTGGTCAACGCGCAGATCAGCAACGCGTTCGTGATGTGGTGGAACGTGAACGGCGCGCAGACCGACGTCGACGCCATCAAGGCCAACAACCAGTTCTCCTCCGTGCCGCCCCCGGGGACGTCGATCTACACGAACAACCAGGTCGTGCCCAACCTGCTCCGGCCGGAGGGCGGCGGGGACATGGGGAACACGGGCGAGAACATCCTCGGCGTGATCGCGACGAGCCTGAACCTCCCGCCCGAGTACCTGGGCGTGACGGGGCACGCGACCAGGGCGACGGCCCTGACCCGGGGCGAGCCCGCGGTCAAGGCCTTCGAGCAGAGGCAGCAGCTCATGCGGGAGGCGATCGGGTGGATGGTGAAGCGGGTGATGGCGTGCGCGCGTGCGCGCGACGAGCTGCCGAAGATGCAGCCGAAGAAGGCCCAGCTCAGCCAGCTCACCCGCGCGGTCCGCGCCTCCGAGTTCGACAAGGCGCGCCAGATCGTGGAGGCGCTCCGGACGAACGGATCGTACAGCGTGCCGCTGGACGAGTCCTTCGAGGTCATCATGCCGGACCTGCAGCCGGAGGACATCTCGACGACGCTGAAGACCTACACCACGCTCCGCGTGGGGAAGGTGTGGTCGCAGCAGACGTACAGCGAGCGCTCGGCCGAGCTCGTGGGAGACGACAAGTACGACTTCGACGAGGAGCAGGACCGGATGCGCCAGGAGCGCGAGGGCGGGGTGGAGACGATGAGCGCGATGCCCGTGAGCATGACCGGGCCCGGCAACGGCGGGAAGCCCGGCGGCCAGGAGTTCGGGAGCGGCGAGGACAACAAGGACTACCGGATGACCTCGAAGGGCAAGAGTGTCGGCTGAGGCGCCGATAAAGTCCATCGACCTCCAGGACGGCGGCGCCGACGTCCTGGTCGGTCTCCCTGACCTCTGCCGGACGTTCGTCGGGATCGCCGACTACCTCAGCCTCTGGTGCGAGCTCTACGGCCTTCGCGAGGGGAACATCCGCGTGGGCGGGGTCGAGTGGAAGGACGAGCACACGCTCAAGTTCAAGATCACGGATCACCGGGGCAGCGCGATCAGCCCGTTGCGGTACGATCCCCGGATGCCGGAGAACCGGACCGCGCTGCGGGCGAGGCCGGAGCGGATGCGGCGGTTCATCGGGCTGTGCCCGTGGTTCCGGCGCCAGCTCTGGGAGGTCGACCAGGCGGTCCGCGCGTACCTGGACGCCCAGCAGCTCGAGCCGTCCGACGTCGAGACGATCAACCGGTGGACCGAGGACGGGCTGGTGCTGGTCCGGATCATCTGGAAGATCACGCCGGCGACCAGGCGGCGGTACATGACGCACCTGAAGTACGGGGACGAGCGGACGTGAGCGATCGCGTGACCGCGTACCTCTCGCCCGACGAGCACAAGCTGATCCAGCTCCTCCGGACCGCCGAGGCCGACTGCACCCTCGAGGTCCACAAGCGGGACGGGGTGGTGGTGAACGTCGTGCGGTCCACGATCCATCGCAGGGAGTTTGAAAAACCAAGGCTTCGTGAGGTCGTTGCGGAGAGGCCTTGACAGCGACCTGACCGGACTGCTAAACCAAGGCGACAGTACAACCGAGCAGGGTTCATGGGGAGACGCGCCGTATCGCACAGACCAGGCGGGTTTGGCGAGCGGCGCGTCTCATTTTCGTTCAGGGAGGTACGATGCAGGCAACCGCAGAACGCAGCGTGAAGGGGATCCTCGGGAAGCTCCTCGCAGCGAAGTCCAAGCGCGAGGACGGCACCTTCACGCAGACCGGCGGCGTTCACAACGACATCTTCAACGTCCACCTCCCGGGCGGCGAGCAGGAGGAGGGCGAGCGCCCGATCCCGAAGGGCGTCGGGTTCGACAAGTGCGTCGACCGTATGGGCCGCGCCGGCGCCGACGATCCCGCGGCGCTCTGCGCGTGGATGTGGGACGAGGACACCGGCTACTTCGCGTCCGGCGAGCAGGAATGCGGTGAGGCCTGCGAGAAGTGCGAGGCACGGAAGGCGGCGATGGCCAGGTACTCGGACCGCGGCGAGGCCGCGGGGTCGACCGCGCAGGGCGCTCTCCTGCGCGGCAAGAGCAAGCGGAAGGTCGAGAGCATGGTCTCCCTCGCCGAGGCGATGGTCGACCGCAAGACGCGCAGCGTGCGGTGCACGGTCATCCGGGAGGGCGGCGGGAACCGGCGCGATCGCCACTGGTACGGGCCCGAGGCCATCGAGAAGATCGCCCAACTGATCAACGGCGCGAAGGCGCACATCAACCATCCGACCGAGGCCGAGGCCAAGGCGCGCCCCGAGGGCGACCTGTGGGGGCTCGCCGGGTTCTGGAAGGACGGGACGATCATCGAGGTCGAGGGAAGGCGCGCCGTGATGGCGACGCTCGTGTGCGATACGAGCGAGGCCGGCGAGGCCGCGCTGTCGAAGGCCGAGCACGCGATCGAGTACGCGAAGGAGTTCCCCGGGCTCGAGGAAGTGTACGCGGGGATCTCCATCAACGGCGACGGCGAGACCGAGCCGCGCGAGATCGAAGGACAGGACTGGAATTATGTGGTCGACGTGACCGAGCTCCCGAGGGCCGACGTGGTGACACGTCCGGCACGCGAGGGCAAGTTTCTAGCTTTGGTTGAGTCAATCCGCAGTGCAGACCCCAAGGAGGCACGAGAGATGGCGAACAAGGCTGTGAAGGGCGAGCTGACGAAGATCGCCGAGGCCACGGCCGCGCTCGACGAGGACCAGGATCCGAAGAAGAGCGTCGGCATGATCGAAGGCGCCGTCGCCCGTCTCAAGGCTCTGTTCAAGGAGGCGTTCCCCCCGAAGGAGGAGGACGAATCCGAGAACGAGACCGAGGACGAGGCGGCGAAGAAGAAGGCGGCAGCGTCCGAGAAGCGCGAGGACGAGACCGAAGACGAGTCCGAGACCAAGGACGAGTCCGAGGACGAGGCCATGCGCGCAGACGACGCGGCCGGCGACGAGGACGAGGATGCCGAGGAAGAGCCCGAGAAGAAGGGCTCCAAGTCGGTCGTCCACATCAAGCACGAGGAGAAGCGCACGACTGCCGAGTCGGCGCGGGCCCTGCGCGATGCGACGAAGGAACTGAAGGAAGCCCAGGCCACGATCGCGAAGCTGACCAAGAAGCTCGCGGTGTTCGAGGTCAAGGAGCTGACCGAGGCGGGGTTGCCCAAGGACTTCGCCGAGGCCCTGCAGGACCTCCCCGCTCCGCAGCGGAAGGCAATGCGCGCGCTGGCCGGGATGCTCAACGACCCCAGCTCGGATGGGTTCGCGGGCTCCACGGTGCGTGGCACGTCGGTCAAGGAGTCGAAGCCCGGTGACGGGTTCATGAAGCTCCTCGAGTCCGACGGCGGGAGGAGCTAGACATGGAGAACACCTACCGGTACCTCAGACAGGGAAACCCGGAGGCCTATCGCCTGGATCCCACGGGGACGAACCCCGTGAATCTCGGCGACCTGGTGGTGTGGGACGCGGCCGGGCCGTTCGCCCGGAAGATCGTGGCGCTCGACGCCAGCATCTTCCTCGGCGTGGCCGAGGGCGTGGGTCCGACTCCGGTCAGCCAGATCGACAACAAGCCGAACCTCGTCGACAGCGTGAAGGTCCGCAGGCACGGGATCTTCACCTTCACGAAGACGGCGGGCGACAGCCTGGTCCACGGGGATCCGCTGAAGATGGGGGCAGACGAGCAGACGGTTGCGCTCGCGACGCTTCCCGCTGACGCGGCGCTCCTGGTCGGTCACGTGCACGCCCCACTCGCAGCCGCGGCCATCACCGGCGCGGGCACCGTGGATGTCGAAATCCAGGGCTCGTTCCCGGTCGCTGGCGCGGTCGGCGTGTAAGGAGGCAAGCACATGATTCTCAGGGAAGCAACCCTCAAGTACCTGATGCGCTCGCCGTACGCGGACTCGCGGATCAATCCCGCGATCGCCCACGTCGCCGAGGCCATCGCCAGCAAGTACGAATCCAGCCCTGGCAAGAAGGACGGCTGGGAAGCACCAGAGCTCCCGTGGAGGAAGATCCTGGAGACCGCGGCCTCGGCGCCGCAGCTCCTCCGGGAGGCGATCCCGTCCACGGCGCAGGGGCAGCTCCTCCGCGCCGGCATCCAGCTGATCGCGAACGCCTGGTACAAGCGCTACCCGGGGACCTACACCCAGGTCGCGCAGACGGTGGCCTCGAGCCGTCGCCAGGAGTTCTACGCTCCGCTCTTCGGCGCAGCGCGTCCGCAGGAGGTCAAGGCCGGTACCCCGTTCCGTGAGCAGGGGATCAAGGGTCAGGACCTCGAGGTCATCAACCGGAAGTTCGGCGCAATCGTCGCGTTCGAGCGCGAGCTCTTCGACGACGACCAGACCGGGCAGATCGGGACGTTCGCCCAGCGGTTGGGCGAGTCGATGGCCATGTGGCAGGACCAGTACTTCTCGCGGAAGTTCATCGGCGTCGCGTCCTCGGACTTCGCTCCGAGCACGATCGAGGCGTCGAAGTGGACGGGCGAGAACAACAACGGGGATGCGATCAGCACCCCGTTCTCCGTGAAGATGTACCGGACGAAGCAGGACACGACGGACATCGGCAACCGGCCGACGACGTTCGTCCAGCTCTCGTACGGTCCGCTGCTCACCGCGTTCCAGCGGCTGCGGCAGGCGAAGGACCCGCTGGGCCAGTCGATCGTGGTCATTCCGGACACGCTCCTGGTCAGCACCTTCGACGAGATCAACGGCCGGATGCTCACGATGAGCCCGGCGTTCCCGGCTGTCAGCGGCCAGGAGGGCGAGACGGCATCGACGGCATCCGCGGGATTCTTCCGCGGTCCGTTCGGGATCAACCCGGTCCAGGGGGAGTTCAAGCTCGTGGTGAACATCCACCTGGTTGCCGGCGTGTGGTCTCTGCTGCAGGGACACAAGGGGTACATCGAGCAGGTGCGCGATCCGATGGAGATCACGCAGGAGCAGCCCCAGTCGGGCGACTCGTTCGTCATGGACGCTTACCGGTTCCGGTCCCGGGCTCGTTGGGAGCAGGACTGGCTGGACCCCCGGTTCGCGTACCTGGGCAACGACGGCTCGGCGAGCATCTCGCAGTAGGGCATGGCGCACAAGCACCACGCCGCGGTAACGGAAGCAGCCGGGGGGCCGAGCAGCCCCCCGGCCTTCCCTCCTGTGGCCGGCCGCGCGCCGGTCATGGACACGGTCCCTCCTCCGCAGACGGCCGACGATCGCGCGGAGGAGGCGCTCGAGCCCCGCAAGCCGAGGCCCTTCGACCTCGAGGAGCCGGACGAGGGAGAGCGGTACGAGCCGGCACCGGTTCGCGCGCGCGACCTGATCAACGACGCGATCGGCGCGAACACGTTCTGCGTCGACTGGCGCAACGCAGCCGACTGGGTGTTCGAGGACGGCTACCCGTTTGCGGTCACCCGGTTCTACCCTCACCACCTGATCGCCGTTGACTTCCCGCGCAAGTGGCGGGACGTCGAGGGCGTTGCCAGGAAGAAGGCGATCCTGAACGCCCAGGGCATTGTCTACATCCCGATCATGCCGGACCAGGCGATGACGATAAATCAACTCCGCGCCCGCGTCACCGAAGAGCGGACCGCGATGGGGAGGCCATAGATGCTGTTCACCCTCGTGTACTCGACCCCGTTCGCCTGCGACATCAACCCGGGCACGACTGCTGCGGCGTACACGGCCGGGAAGTGCATGGGCACTCTGTTCACGGTCGACGTGAAGAGCCCGATCAGGTCCGGGGAGAACGGGCCGATCATCCTGGTGGAGTCGCTCGTGCTGAGCGATGCCGAGAAGATCGACGGGGACATCGACCTGATCCTGTTCGACTCGATCCCCGCGGCCGTCGTCAACAACGCCACGTTCGCCCCGAGTGCCGCGGACCTCGAGAAGATCGCGGCGCCGCCGATCCGCGTCCGCGGCTCGGCTACGCCCTCGGACTGGTCGGACTTATCGGCCAACAGCGTGGCCGGCAGGGCTGCGCTCGCGCTCACGATCCGGGCCAAGACACCGCCTAACCTGTGGGGGCTGTTCATCGCGCGGTCGGCGATCACGTTCGCCAGCGCGGCCTCGCTCAAGGGCAAGCTCACCGGGTTCGTGAACTGAGCGCCAGCCTGTGCTCCTGACCCCGATCGGAATAGCAGGGATCGTTTCGGTGGGCGGGATTGTTCTCCCGCCCGCGCCCATCCCGCCGATAATGGAGGACTTCGAGCCCTACTCTCCCGGTGGCTTGGGCGGCCAGGGTCTGTGGTCTGCTCAGGGACCTAACAGCAAGCCCCGGATAGACGTAGTCGGTGGATCGCTCATGGAGGGAGTCAACTCTCTGAAGGTGACTGCTAATGGGACGACGCTTGGCTTCGGATGGGTCGAGAAGTTGCTACCCGTTGCGATGGTGGGACACAAGCTCCGGATGAGCCTCGAGGTCAAGATACCTACCGGGGCCATAAATGACCAGCTAGAGGTTGACGTCTTTGCCGGACCGACGGACCCTGTCTGGACGAAGTGGGCAGCCGGCTTCGTGTTCAAGGCGACTCCATCGGTTGCCGAGTGCGCGGTCTATGACCGGTACAACAACCCGACGACGTTCGCGTGCGGGTCCCTGGACGTGAAAATGATATTCCACTTTGAGTTCCAGCTAGACGGGACATACAAGATATTCGATAGCGGCGGCAGTGAGCTGTGGAGTGGAGTTCTCTCTGCTGGCAACGAGACTATCACCGAATACGTCTTCTCCACGGATGGTATCGTTCCCACCGTGACCGCTCTATTTGACAACATTCTGTGGGAGGTCATCCCGTGAGCCTGATCTCGCTCGACCAGTTCGTGCTCGACATCCGGCAGGACGTCGGTGACACCGGCAAGAGCCGGGAGACCTACTCCCGCGACGAGCGGCTCGACGGCGTGGACGGCGCGACCAAGCGCTTCACGCTCCTGTACTACCCGGTCGCGGCCGCCGCCAGTCCGGGCACCTTCGACTTCGAGTTGCGGAAGACGCACGCCGGGGTTACCACCCTCCTCACCATCACGACCGACTACACGATCGACGGAGTGAACGGGATCGTGACGACCGTCACCGCCCCGGCCGGCGGCGCCGGCGTCGACCCGATCGACGAGCTGAAGGCCACGTACCACTTCACCTGGTACGACGACGACCAGTACTACGACTTCATCGACGACTCGTGCATGATCGTGGGGACCGTTCCGGACCAGACGATGGCCCCGCAGGCGCGGGCGGCCGATGCCCTGCTTAAGCTCCCGGACGGCCTCATGGACTCGGTGAAGAAGCTCTGCGCGCACGCCTTCTACAAGCGCCGGGCGTCCGAGTACGCGACGCGGTTCAGCAGCTCCGCGAACGGGCAGACCGTGAACGTCGACGTCGTCACGACGAACTTCCGGAAGCTGGCCGAGGAGACCTGGAAGGAAGGCATCCAGCTCCGCGACGACTACTACAAGCGCCGGGGAGCCCGCGAGGCCCCGTCCTTCGGACTCTCCGCAGCCAAGGGCCTCAACGTGCCCTACACCCCGAGGCGGTAGGCGTGCCCGGCGGGTTCCGGATCCGGGTCACGATCACCAGGCCGAACGCCTTCGCGCTCCTGGCCACCCGGCTGCTCGAGGGATTCGGGGACCTGTTCAAGGCGATCATCGAGCGGTGGCAGGAGCACAACGAGGATAAGTTCGACCGCGCGCAGGGCGCCTCGCAGTCCGGAGTCGACTTCGGCGGCGACGTCTTCTGGGAGCCGCTGACGGTCGACTACTTCGCGGCGAAGACGAAGGAGTACGACGACTGGCTCATGGTCCGGGACGCGGACCTGATCGAGAGCCTGACCAACCCCGGCGCCGCCGGCTGGTTCCAGGAGGTCACGCAGCGGTACGCCAGGTTCGGGACCACGCTGCCGCAGGCGGCCTACAACTGGGAGAAGCGGCCGACGATGTTCCTGGACCAGTGGGACCAGGACATGGTCCGCGATCTCGCGCTCGCCTTCCTGGGCGGCAAGGCGCCGTTCAAGGAATGGCAGCCGGCGCCCACGAAGGTGTTCGACGCAGAGTTCCGCGACGTGGTGGCCGTATGACCGTCAAGACGAACCTGCCCACGGTCGGCCAGATATTCGCGAGCCGGTGCGACGCGATCCGGGACCTCATCAAGGAGCGGATCAGCCTGGGCGAGGTCGAGCTGGGGCTGCGTCCGATCAGCGCGGGGCCGGCGCCCAAGGCGACGAAGTTCCCGTGCGTGTTCATCGAGGCCGAGGACTGGCCGGAGGCCCTGAACACGAACATCAAGTACGACTACTGGGGCACGGTCATGCTGTACTGCGCGGTGACGGGCAACAACGTCGAGACGGTGAAGCGGGACTCGCTGGAATTCCTCGGGGCGTTGGCGAAGCTGTTCTCGAACAACGCGCTCGACGACCGGCTCACTCCCACGCCTTCGTTCAAGTACTTCGTCTACGCGGGCAATTGGGTCGAGAGCGAGTTCCACGGGAAGAGCCTTCCCGTGATCCCGTTCGCGAGGGAGCGTCCGGGGACCTACCTCGGCCGCGTGATCGTAAGTTTTAGGTTTCACGACGTGCTGGTACACTAGGAGGAAGCAGACATGGCAATCAGGGTAGGAAGACTCAGGACAGTGGCCTTCGCGAAGCGGGGAACGCCGCCGACGTCTCCCCCCGTCGGCATCACCGCACCGACCGAGTACGTGCGGTTCCTGCCGCCGTGGGGCTGGTTCCCCAGCATCACGCCGCTCGAATCGCCGGCCATCCTGGCCGCGCGCGAGATCCCGCTCAAGGCCGTGAAGGGCCCGGCGACGATCACGAACCTCAAGGCGAGCCTGGAGCTCGAGCCGTCTCCCACGATCGCCAACCTGCTCATGGGCGGGTTCGGCAAGGACACGGTTACGGGCGGGGGCGTGACCGAGGCGCACGCCCACAACTTCGAGGCGCTGGAGTCGGCGCAGCTCCCGACGTACGACTTCTGGCACGACGAAGGCGACCTGCAGTACGGGTTCGCCGGAATGATGAACAACAAGACGGAGCTCGTCATGACGAAGGCGGCGATCTGCCGCCTCGACCAGGAGTGGACCGGGCTGTACTTCGTTCCCGCGCTGGCTCTGACGCCGTCGCTCACGCCCTCCCCGCAGCGGCCCCTGCCGTTCGCGTGCGTGGACGCGACGCTGGGAGGCACGCTGGTCACCGGGCTGTCGATGGCGCACCTGACGATCGAGAACGCGGTCAACGCGGATCACACGCTCAGGAGCGACACGAACTACGCCAGCCGCATCTGGAGCGAGCACCAGCTCGTGACGGCGACGCTGGAGATGTTCTTCGAGGACGCGGTCGAGTACAACAAGTTCCTCGCGTCCTCCAGCCCGAGCGTGCTGACGGAGACCAGCCTCGAGCTGGACGTCACGAGCCCCGAGACCTTCACGGACGGCGTGCTCACGCCGTACAAGTTCCTGTTCAAGATCGGGAAGATGGTGTACCGGTCGATCGAGACGCCGCTGCCTGCGGGGGTGGTGAAGATGACGGCGGTCGGCCTGGCCCTGCCGTTCACGGGCTCGATCGGGGCGGGCGGGAACTCCTACGCGTACACGAGCAAGAGCCTCGTGGCGCAGTTCATCAACGGCATCACGCCGGCGTACTGATGGAAACCCCGGTGGCGACGAACGGGAAGCTCGGGATGTACGAGAGCCAGAACGGCAAGGTGCGCCTGTGGTACCGGACGACGGTCAACTCGCTCGACCAGTTCGAGCGGTCGTTCCTGGCATACGAGCGCGTGGACGAGAACAAGGTCCGGGTGGGGGCGCGGGCCCTCGCCCGGTTCTGCCTGGACCGGTTCGCGCTCAAGGTCGGGACGCTCAACGCGGACGGGACGTGGACGGAGACGCCCTTCTCGTGGGACCTGCTCCAGGAGCTCAAAGGCGAGCACGCGGCCGACGCGTGGCCCGCAGAGGCCGCTGCCGAGATATGGCAGAAGGTCGTCGAACCCCACGACGTGGAGCTCGACGCGCTAAAAAAAACATCGGTGATTGCCTCAAGCAGCTCGACCTCGGGCGATCCCTCCCACCCGGCTCCGGCCTCGCCTACATCGGGCTGATCCGGGCCGCGCGGATGCTCGACATGAACGTGTCGGAAGCTCTCGCGCTCCCCAGCCATGTCCTGGAGGTGGCGCTCCAGGTCGTGATCCACGACCGCCAGGCGATGGACGCCCTCGCCGATCATGCGGACCAGGTAGCCAGGTTGAAGGAGGATCTCAAGCACCATGCCGCCCGTCACTGACCTCGGCATAGTCGTCTCGCAGAGCGGGGGCGAGAGCGCCGCGTCCGCACTGCAGGCGGTCAACAACAAGCTCGCGGACACGGGCCGGACCGCGGCGACGATGGCCGAGCAGACGAGCGCGGGGCAGGACAAGATCACGCACGCGCTCGAGCGCGGCGGGCTGCGGGTGCTCGCGCTGCAGGCGGGGCACACGGTGACCGCCCTCACAGGGATGACGGGGGCGGGCCGCACGACGCACCTCGTCCTGCAGGCCATGCTCGGCGCGATCGGCCCGGGGGCGCTGGCAGTCGGCGCTCTCGCCGGCGGCGTCATGCTCCTCAAGGCCGCGTGGGAGAAGCACAACAGGGACGCCGAGAAAGCGCAGGTCGCGTTCGAGAAGAACTACAAGGCCGCCAAGGACCTCGCGAGCGCGTTCGAGGACGCGGCCAACAAGGGAGAGAAGCTGAGCGCGGCGGCCCAGAGCTTCGTCGAGTCGTTCCGGGTGTGGAAGGCGCTGGGCCCAGACGACCCGGAGGTAAAGAAGGCCGCGGCGAACTACGACGAGGCCGCGACCAAGCTCGCCGTGTTCAAGGAGGCGCACAAGGGCGCGATCGCGGTCATGGGCGACTCGAACGCGGTCGTGACCAAGGGGCAGGAGAGCTTCTACCGGCTGCGCCGGGAGCTGGCCGAGCTGCAGATGCAGGCCGACAAGTCGTTCGCCGAGCTGAAGAAGGCTCGGGGCGAGATCGCCGCGACCGGCGTGGTCGTGGACAAGAACGCCGAGAAGACGAAGCGCTGGCGCGAGCTCGAGGCCGAGTACTTCGACGACGTCGTGAAGCGGGCGAAGGCCGAGCAGAAGGAGATGGACAAGACGGCCGCGCACGCGGCCGAGGCGGCCAAGAAGACGCACGACGAGTGGATGCAGAAGACGGCCGGCATACAGGGCGCGTTCGAGAACCTGGGCGTGAGCATGGCCGAGGCGGTCCGGACCGGGACCGGATCGGCCAAGGACCTGTTCAAGAGCTTCGCCGACAGCGTGATCCAGGAGCTCGAGCGGATGGCCGTGAAGGCGGCCGTCGCGAACATCTTCACGCAGATGGGGCCGGGGGGCGCCAAGGCTGCGTCCGGGGGCAAGGACCCCTTCGCCGGCGTGCAGGCGATCGCGGGGCTCGCGCCCGGGGGCGGCCTGATCTCTATGGCCACTTCGATGTTCGGCCTGTTTGCCCAGCACGGTGGGCAGGTACCGGGCCCGATCGGGCAGCCGGTGCCCATCATGGCCCACGGCGGGGAGCGGGTGACGAGGACGAGCGCGCGGACGGACCGCGGGAGCGGGGGAGACACCTACAACCTGAACTTCCGCGGCGGGATCGGCGGGCTGAACTCTCCGGACCAGCGCATGATCGGGCGGCAGATGCGATCGCTCATCCGCATGAGCGGCGATCTGGCGCTGGCGTAGCGTGGCTTGGCGTCTGCCGTTCCTGCTCGGCCGGCCCGCGGCCAAGGCCCAGTTCGAGATCAATCCGGACGGCGTGGACTGGGAGGACCAGAAGCTGGGCGATGCCACCAGGGGTGGAGACGGCACGCTGAACGCGGTGACCGTGAGCCGCAACCGTCCGGTGCTGCGGTTCTCGGGAGCGTACATCACGCCCGATTTCTGGAACCAGCTCCGATCGCTGATGATGATCGACCACACCCCGCTCGTGCTGGAGCCGTGCGACCTGATCGGGAAGCAGATCATGGAGGTCTGGACAGAGCGCTGTATCCCGTCCTCCCTGACCACCATCCCGCTGGCAGACAACTCCCTCCTCCGAGGCTCGGCCCTCGAGGTGGCGGCCGGGGGCCCGTCGTGCATCAACCTCATCGGCGCGTGGCCTGCTCCCGGCGCCGCCGGCGGCCGGCTGGGCACAGGCACGAACTACCTGATCGGCGGGACGGTGTACTACGGCCAGAACTTCGAGCCGCCGCTGGTGCTGGGCGAGCTGGGCGGGCAGGATAGCTGGGTCATCCTCTCGGCGAACGGAAGCCCGAACTGCCACTGCGTCGTCAACGGATCGGGGCCGCTGGACGGAACGCAGGACCTGCAGTACAACGCGCTCGGAACCTCCAACCTGCCGATCCAGCTCTACCGGCGCATTCTCTCCGGTGGCGCGATCCCGGGCGCGTACATCATGGACTACCTGAACCAGCAGGACGGCGGGCAGGTGGTCGCGTACCGGCTGGGCATGATGAACAACCTCGACGCGGTCTCGTGGGAGCTGCACTACCAGCCCGGCGGCCAGGCGAGGCTTATTGACCTCGCCGGCACGAGCGCGCTCTTCCCGGTGACGAGCGTGATGGTCAAGGTTACGGTGTCGGCCGCCGGGGTGATCAATGTCTTCTTCGGCGGCGTGCTCGCCAAGGTTGGCCAGGCGATCTATACCGCGGTCGACCGGGTCCACACCTCGATCCAGGGGGTGTCGACGGTGATCCTGCGACAGGGAAACGTGGACGACCTGCTGATCCACAGCGCGGCAGCGGCGACCTACGACGATGCTGCCCGGTCGATCATCCTGCCGAATCCGCTCCCCAACATGAATCCGGTCTACGTGTCCTACGCGAGCACGTGCATGGCCGTTCATCTGCAGCGCGTGCCATCGAAGACGCAGGGCGGCCACGTGGACGCCTGGCAGTACGACCTGGAGCTCGAGGGCGCGTGATCCCGGTCAGCGCGAACTTCACGGCCCGCAGGAAGGCCGGCCACTTCCTGCTCGACCAGCTCTACGAGCTCTTCATCCCCATCTCGGCAGGATCCTCCTCGTCCTCGAGCGCGACCGCCGGGTACCCGGACACGGCCGTCATCGACGGCGATCGCACGCACCTCAACGCCGGCCCCCTTACCGGGGCCTACCCGCCCCCGGCCGGGCCCGAGAACTTCATCGGCGGGGGGATGTGGAAGGCGAGCGGGGCCGTGCCGCAGTCGGTCACCCTCTACCTGGCGGGCGCCAGCGTGGGAATGGTCCGGCTGTACTCCCACCCGGTCGACGGGGGAGTCAAGTCCTTCAAGCTGCAGACGGCCGCCGCGATCGGGGGACCGTACACGGACGTGACCGGGATCCTGCGCGCCCGGGCGTGGGAGAAGTGGAACGGCCCCAGCACGGTCACCGTGCTCGCCGGTGTCGTGACCGCGGTCGCCACAAGCTCGAACATCCCGAGCGTGCCGAGCGTGTTCGAGGTCGTGCTCGACCCCGCGATCGCGCCCCAGTACCTGCGCGTCCTCATCGCCGACGCCGGCCCGACGCCCGCCTCGGACGGCCTCGCCCGGCTCTGCGAGGTCGAGGCGTACCGGCGCGTCGACATCACGTCCAGGCTGTCCTCGATCGAGGTGGCGCACCAGACCGACATCCGGATGCAGGGCGTCAACGCGAGGCAGGGGTCGATCGAGCTCTGGAACGCGGACCAGGCGTTCGTGGCCGGCGACTTCCAGCGGGCGGCATCCGGGCAGACCTCGCTGGACGCGGTCCCGATCCTGTACGTGCACTGGGGCATCGATGGGGAGCTGGTCCGGGTGGCGACGATGGGCGTCGACGAGGCCCAGTTCAACCAGGTGGATCGGAAGATCACGCTGCGGCTTCGGGGCTGGTCCGAGCGCGCGATGTTCGACCGCCTGATCGGAGCCTACCGCACGGGCATCGAGCTCGACGAGGCGGTCGCCCTGGCATGGAGCCTCTGCAACCTTCCGCAGGGACTGGTGGCGAGCGAGCGCAACCCGCACTCGCTCGACTACTTCCTTCCGGACGGCACCGGGCGCAGCGAGCTCGAGGACCTCCGGAAGGCCGAGGTGGACCGCGGCGCCTTCGTGAAGCCAGATGCCACGCTGGGCTCGATGGCGGGCACGTTCTCCAGCCTGGTGCCTTGGGCGACGACGGGAACGAACCCGGGTCACCCGAACGACCTGGTCTCGTACCGGCAGGACGCGCTCTTCTTCGATCCCGTGAACCCGTACCTGCTCATCTACGCGGAGCGCACCTTCCAGACGCTGAACGCGCAGAACGCCCTGATCGACACCGACGCAGACCGCCTCAGCGTGTGGGATGTCCGGCAGCCGGTGAGCACGCGGACCCAGCTGTGCACGGTCTTCAACCGCGCTGGAAACGTGCAGGCGAACGTGTGGATGAACCGGGTCTTCGCGGTCCCGAGCGTGATGGCCCGCCGGCCGGCGACGAACGACTTCTACTTCCTCACGGGCGGGGAGTACCCGTGCGTGCTCGCCGTGCACGGCCCCAACCCGCTGATCTTCAACGTCGCGGACGCGATCCCGCCGTTCCTGATGAGCGCGTACACGATCGCGAACGGGATCGCCACGCCCATCTTCGTCAACCGAGCGATCGCGCACAATGCCGAGTGCGCGGCATTCGTCGGAACGACCCTCTACTGGTGGGATGCCCCGTACACGCTCGATCCTCTGGGCGGCGTGCTGAGTTTGATACCGCGGACCGCTCGTCTGTGGAAGTGGGACGTAACGACCCCGTACCTGCCAGTGCTGGTTGGCACGATCGCGAACGTGGTGCGCCAAGTCGGAGGCATGGTGGCGGTCGGCACGAGGCTCTACTGGACGGAGATGGACACCGCCGACGGCCGGATCGCGTGGTGGGACACGGCAACCTTCCCCGCGTTCGCGGTGACGACGCTCGCACAGCCCTACGGGGCCGGGGGAGCGGAGGCTCCGCTCCAGATCGCGAACGACGGCGCGGGCAACCTGTGGGGCACGGGCCAGCTCGTGCCGTCACCGCAGGGCTACACGACCTACCTGTGGCGCGTCGTGATCGCCACCGGGGCCGTCTCCCTCTCCGCGACGCGCCCGAAGGCTCTCGGCGCGCTGACGATCAAGAGCGGCCAGGCCCTGTTCGTGGACGCCGCGGGCGGCATGGGCGCGCCGACCATGTGCACGTGGGATGGCGTGAACGGCACGTACCCGAAGCTGATCAGCGTGGCGCAGGAGCCTGCGGGCAACATCGGGGAAGTCGGGTACCAGGCGATCGCGGTCTCGCCGGCGTCGCTCTACGGGAAACGCGTCATCGCGCTGTGGTTCAACCGCCTGAACACCGGGCCCTTCCTGAACATATCCCCGGCCTACGGCCAGTACTTCCGGCTGACGATCATCGACGGGATGACGTTCTACCTGTACAAGGACGTGACGGACCCGCCGGCCGACACAATCACGACGTCGCAGGTCCTGTCCTTCAACGAGAACATCAGCTACGAGCTCGGGGGCGCGAACGCCGTCGTGAACGCGGTCGACACGGAGGTGATCACGAGGAGTCTGCTGGCTTCACAGCCGGTCTACACGGCCGGCGCGGCGGCCATGAACCCGCAGGCATACATGGTGACGCTGAATAATACGGTCAACCCGCTCAGCCTGGCATCGGCCCCGCTATCCGGGGTGGCCGCAGTACGCAGGCACGCGAAGATCCCGCAGGTCGTGTCGACGTTGACGGGAGGCGGCCTCCTGGGCACGATCGCGTCCGACCTTCCATCGAGCGTCCGCGTGCCTTCGCCGTACCGGCTGAATCAGCCCAACGACCCCGGCTTCATGAACGTCGTCGATCTGAACTCGAAGTACTTCGTGACGAACGGCCTCGCATACAACGCGGCGCTCCGCGTGCTGGGCGAGGCGAGCCAGGCCCTGCGCTGGCCCACGATCGAGATGCCTATCTTCCCGGAGGTGGAGCTGAACGACGAGCTCGTGCTCGCCTTCGTGCAGAGGAGCGACATCGTGCCGGTCACGATCACCGGGCGCTTCCGGGTGACGGCGGTGACGCACCGGGTGGCGATCTCGAAGGACGGATGCGAGGCACGGACTACTCTCGAGCTGGTTTTAATCCCAACGGTTTGAAGGAGGTCTGCATGGTCGTTCCGGACGCAGTCGTCGTGGTGATCGGCAGTGGCTGGGTGACCTGGGTGAGCGGCAGCCTCCTGGTCCTGCTCCGCAAGGTGACGAGGATCGAGACGCTCCTGAACGGGAAGAACGGAAGGAGGAAACGGTGAAGCCTTCGATATGGGTGCAGTGGATCGTGGCGAACATCTTCAGCTACTGGCACAACTGGGCCTCGGTGTGGGCCCTCGGGCTGCTGACGCTGGGCCTGATCCTGAAGGCCTCTGACGGCGTGATCATGGCGCTGGCCACCCTGGTTGGCGCCGGCGTCGGGTTCAACGGCCTCGTCCACGGCTGGAAGGAGACCGCCCGGATCCGGCAGGGCAACGGCACTTCGCCGGCCGACCCACCGGCGGCCGAGGCCGTCGGGTTCAAGCCCGAGCCGAGGCCGGTCGAATGACCGCCCTGCTTCTTCGCCTCAAGCCGCTGCTCTCGCTGGCGGGGGCCCTCTGGCGGGCGATCGGGGGGGCAGGTGGCTCCCCGGCCCAGACCCCGCCCAGTGGCCCCGCTGGAGCCCCCGTAGGCGGTTCTGGGGCCATCCCGGCCCCGGCCGCGATCTCGGCGGCATCCGGATCCGGGGCCCAGGCACCGGATTTCTACCTCCACTCCCGGCAGCTACAGGCGGTCCGGGACCTCCGGAGCGCCTACGAGACCGCGGTCCGGATCGTCGGCGGCCTGCCCTGGCAGGCGATCGCGGCGGTCCACTTCCGCGAGGCCGAGTTCGCGCAGCGATCGACGATCCCCGGCGGTCCGTTCCAGCTCGATCCGGGCGGTACCGGGCAGGAGCTCCAGGAGCGGATCGAGGCGTACGTCGCCGCGGTGTGCAAGCAGTACGACGTCTACCCCGCGCCCGGCGGCATCGAGACCGACTTCGCCCTGGCGGCCGTCGTCGCGGCCCACGAGCTGCGGTCGAAGGTGCGCGCCGAGATCGCGGCGGGATGCCTCGTGGACGGGGAGGTCCTCGCCGACGCGCTCTGGGGCTACAACGGCCGGTCCAAGTACCACACGGCCAGCGGACAGCCGGACGGGGAGTCCTCCTGGAGGTACTCGCCGTACGTCTCGAATGACCCGAAGCGGGGCGTCGTGCTCCGGATCCGGGGCACGGTACCGGACGCGACCGTGCAGGGCGGCCGGCGAATGATCGACCGGCCGGATCCGCGCCCGGGTGCGATGATCGTGTACCGCGAGCTGCTGGCGCGATCGAGCGAGCTCGGGTGAGGAGGAAACGTGAACATGATCGACGGTCTGGAGGTTCTCGGGCTGGGCGTTCTCGTGATCGTGCTGTGCGTGGCCGCGATCGCGACCTTCATCCTGGCCGCGGTGGAGTTCGCGGCGTGGGCGTGGGAGAAGTGGCTGGAGCTGCGCGACCTCTGGAAGGCGTGGCGCGGATGAGCTGGGCGGCGCGGTTCAAGGAACGCCTGATCGCCGGACTCGGATGCCTTGTCGTCGGCGTCTGCGTTGGCTGGTACCTCCACAAGGCTCCCGTGAAGGAAGTCATCAAGTGGCAGACCCGGATCGAGACCCGGTACCAGACCGTCGAGAAGATCGTCACCCGGCCCGGCGCGACCGTGTACCTCCAGCCCGACGGTTCCACGATCATCACCGGCCCCGTCGAGATCACCCGCTCCACCTCCGGCCAGTCCAGCGAAACGACCACAGGCACACACGCCATACAACCGGTCGAGAAAAGCAGGCTGGCTGGTGGCGGGGCGGGAATCGACCGCGACCTCGCGGCGCACTACGGCGGCATCTACGGACAGCGCGTGCTCGGACCCTTCTGGCTGGTCGGGCAGGTCTCCGGCTCGAGCCGCGGTCCCTGCGGGTACGTCTTCGTGACGGTGCTGTGGTAGGCTGAAGTCATGTCGGGCGCCGCGACCAACGCAC